CCTTAAGACAATGTATTCGCAGAATCTACCGTCACTATAAAGAGAGCCAGCTCTGCCTATGCAATAATCATTAACTAATCCAGATGTTGCCGCTTGAGTGGCAGTACCAACAATCGAAGCGTTGCGATGTACAGTGTGTGAATTTACTCCATCAAAAGACCAGCTAAGAAGTCTCTTTGTATTATTTTCCGCCCAAGCGGCAATGTTCAAGTTAGTATAAGAGATAGTGCTACTGTTAAAATAAAATCGTGGGACGTTGCCAGCGCCTGCAGAACCTAACAGCCCTTCCCCTACAAACATTATCGTAAAGGGAGACAAGTCCAGATTAAATCCACTAATCTCAAGAAGATCGGTGCTATCGAAATATATGCTATCTTTTCCGTTGAATGCTCCAAGTTCATACGTTGGCTTGGATCCACTCCAGATAGCATTATCACCGTTTCCGCTTTTATCATTCCACTGGCTCACATCTCCACCGCTTTCGATGATGGTGCTGGCATCTGCAGCGTCAAACCATAAGTCTGTCTGAAGCATACTGGGATTCCAGACAGTCTCGTTCCAGGTGAACTCCTTCGCCAACGTCACCTTACCCGGCACATAAATCGGGCTCATGACATCACCTCCGCAGCAGTCGTAGTGTTGGAAGAAAATCTGGTTCTCATGGTATAGCTGCTCCGATTGCGTTGATTAGGTCGGTGACGCGGGCGTCGAGACGGGCTAGGTCTAGGGATTCGCCGATGGAGTAGAAGGCGAGGCGGGCGTTGGTGTAAGCATAATTACCAACGAGATTTCTCGCAAATATGTAAAGATCTAACTCGGAAGGTGATCCACTTATGGCCGAATATAGGACTGAGTTCTTTGATCCTCTGGCTGTAAACTGAGATGAAGACGAACGCTGAACTCCACATAGTCCTAAGCCAGAGAATAAGCTTCCAACATCAACGCTAGTAAACGTATTAAGCCTTGCAAAAGCAGACCCTGCAGGAGCTAGTGTAATTTGTGTACCTGTTGTACCGAATGATCCGGCTAAAGCAGCGTCGTTTGTTGGAGCAAGTGTCGCAAAAACGGCTAGGTGTGCATTGTTTTGAGGGTCGTCGTTGCCAGCTCGATTACTATCCAAATACTTTGTACTCCCATCTCCTTTCAACCCAGTCTCCCTGTTGTAATCCCCAGCCACGAAGTTGTAGTTCGTAGGCGCTGTCCCCACCAACGGAACCAAAGCTCCAGCCAGTGTCCTAGCACCTGCGAGGATGCAACACGCCTTAATCGCATCCCAGATACCATCATTCTTGCAGCCAATCACAAAGTCATTGATGGCGTAGCGGACACCAGTTTCCAATGCCTGCGTGTCAGCAGCCTCCACCGCTTCGATGTAAGTGGAGGCATCAGCATCAAACTGAAACCCTGGCCGCCAAACAAGCGTCATACATCACCTCCATCGGGCTCAGTAGTGTCGCCACTGTCTACAACGGGAGGTTGCCAGTTGGGATCATATGGGGTGCCATCAGGATTGAACTGAGGCGGGGTAGGGCCAACGTAATACGGTCCGACTTTGAGGTCTTGGCAAATCTTAGTAGCCAAGCTAGTGGCATAACTGCCTACTACTTCTTCAGGAGAGATGCCTTCAAGTGAGGCAGTAGCAATGATGCCGGGGACGAGAGTGTCGTCGATAGAAATTGTAAAGTTAGCCATGATCAAACAGCAGCAATTGAAAGTGTTCCACCGTTTGCCACGGTGAGGCGATAGCGGGTGCCATCAGGTGAGGCAAGGATGATGCCTGAACCAGCACCAGCGATTTCTAGTTTGTCTCCTGGGGTGGTAGTAGAAAGACCTACTCGCTGTGCCGAGTCAATCGAAACAGCAGTAGATGAAGCTGTTGACAGCGATAGGCTATCTGTTGCGTGGTTGTAGTCAATCAGACACCTGTATCTAGCAGCGCCGGCAGTGCCATCTGCAAACGCAATAACACTGTTGCTAGCAGCATCGCTGACAAGTGTTATACCTTCGTTGGCGGTAGCCCCTGTGTTGACGACAAGCTGTTTAGCTAGATAGCTGCTAGGCGTAGAAATACCTACTCCAACCTTGCCATCCCCCTGCACCACCATCTGGCTTGTGCCGTTGGTTTGCAAATCAAGGAGACGACCAGCAAACCCACTCGCTGCATTAACACCAAGACCAGTACCGTTGGTGCTCCACGCAGTCGAAGTCGTACCAGTGGGTTCAATCAGCAGTTGAGGCTTAGTTGTGGTAGCAGTACCACCAGTGAACCAAGAGCCAGTGAAGGTAACAGGAGGTGTGGATGCAGCACCTGCCAAGCTAATGTTGATCTGACCAGTGCTGCCGATGCTGGCAGAGGTGAGACCAGCTTGAGCACCAGCAGAGTTATACGTCAGTTGACCAGAGCTGCCTGCAACTAATGCGACGGTGCCGGTGGCATCGGGGAAGCTGATCGTGCGATTAGCAGTAGGTGTCACCACCTGCACGGTGGTGGTATACGTGCCACCGTCATCAAGCGTAATATCACCGCTGATGTCAATCTCGCTAAAAACACCGTTAGGGCTATCGACCGTATCAAGGCTGCCCGTAAATGGGTTGAACTTGTATCCCATGATCAGCTCCGTGCCACGGTCAGCAGGTTACCACTGCCGTCATAGGTCATGTCTAGTGTGGCAACGATCTTGCCACCACTGCCACCACGCTTAAACTCAACTTTCGTCAAGTTGCTGCCGGTGTAAGTGTTCTGGATGAAGTCATGCGTTGGGATCTCCAACCCGTCCCGCATGACCGCATCACCGCCGCCAATGGATAACATCATGACCGCCGAATGGCAAAGTTCCCTGGTCCACTAATTCTAAGACCAGTTAGATAACGCTCCATGAGCGGTGGCACCTTATCAGCGCCTACTGCTCCGAAACCAACATTTGGCGTAACGTCTAAACTGCCGATTTTTACGTTCTTGTAATCTTCCAAACCGCTAAGCCCTAGGGCATCGGTGTTGTTGTGAAGAAAAACTGCCAGCACAACTTGAGCATATTTGATTTGAATAGGAATTTCATTGTCGTCAAAATAGTCTGTTGTGATCCTAAAAGGAAAGCCAACAGCGTAAGTATTGATATAAGTGTCTGGTCTACGCACACCAGTACGCGGCCATTGCAACGCTTGTGTGTTAGTTGATCGTGCCCCCAAAAATCGCTCACGATCTAGCCGTTGCGTTGCAGTAAATAATGCTCGGTTACGACTATCGTCATTGCCGCTTCCCCAATGCTGCACATCAGCATCTTGAACAAAGCCGTCAATAATCGCTTGGGCTTGTACCAGCGTCAGGTAACTGTTGGCGTTTGCGCCGCCCACTGTTGCGTCGATTACGATTGCCATCAGTAGGCACCTCCTGATCTATTGTAGGTGGCTCTGCAATGGTGAAAGAGGCTGCCTCCGCAGAAGCAGCCTCACGTTCACGCAGTCGCCTAAAAGCGAACAGCCCCATCAGGCAGCAGCGCCTTTGATGATCGCGTAGTTGATAACCAGTGCTTCGCTGGCAGTGCTACCCAAGTTAGATAGCGTGACATTGAAGGAACCGGCAGCAACTGCGCTAACGCTGGCAATATAAGTGCCAGTGCTTGCGCCAGACTTGACGGCCACAATGGGCACATCAGTTGCGGCAATAAAGCTGTTAGTAACTGTAAAGGTTACTTCAGCTGCACCAGCAAGTTCAGCGTCATCAGTGGTGATAGCGCCAGCAGGAGCGTTAATGGTAACGCCCGTAGACTTGCTGGTTTCTTGAGTAACAGCAGAGCCGGAAACATAGCCAATGGCTTTGCCTGCGGTTGCTTCAAAAACAGATGCCATGATCAGTTACCTCAGTAGTTGGAAGTAACAGTACCACGTACGATACCAATGTTCTTGGTTTCGTACACCTTGGACCAGTTGCCAATAGTGGCAAGCTGAGCTTGGGTTGGGTTTACTGTGCCAACAGTCCATTTTGCGCCAACAGGGTGGTAGCAATAATGGAGATCAATAGACATAGCATCGCTTTTGGCGAGAATGTCACGATCAGTTTCTGTCTGCATTGCAAGCTGTTCGCCAGAAGCGATAGCGCCTGCAGTGAAGAAGTAAACGGGGTAGTTGGTGCTAGTAGGAGCAAGATCGTCAGAAACGATCACACGCATACCGAGATAGAACGGCACTTGATAATCAGTACCGTAAGCAGCGGCAATGCTGCCACCAACAGCGTTGATGGTGCTAGCACCAGTCGCGGGCGTACCCAAGCGAGCTTCAGTGTTAGTCACATAGTCAATCGCTTTACGCTCTACCAAGTCGTAATACACAGCAGAGTGCATTGCAACGGCAGCAAGTTTATCGCCTTGATCACCCAGCAGAGCACGCGCTTTAGCCACCTGACGGGGACCAAGTGCAGTCATGCCGCTGGTATCAAAACGCAGCGCAGAAAATGCAGGCGAATCAGCGCCGGTCAGGCTACCAAATACACCTTCAAGGCATTTGATCAGATCCTTTTGACGCTGGTTGGCAACGTAATCTGCCACTTTGGCGCCGATGGCAGCCATGGGATCCGCACCTGCTGCAAGGGCTGCAAGATCACGTGCTTCCCACGCACGACCACGGTGCAGAATTACGCCAACTTGCTTGTCGGCAGTAATTTTGCCAGGTGTCAGGGAAGTGCTGTCAGACAGTACTTCAAAATCACCGGAAAGGTTTGCTTTCCAGAAGGGGACGTTAACATAGTCACCGCCTTCGGCAGCATTTAGCTCAGCCATTGGCTGCACCACGCCGGACGCCAAGAAAGCATCACGTTGGGTGGTTTGCTCAATGACGTAAGGCGTAAATACCTCAGGAACGATGACATCAGAGCGAAGAGTCGCCATGATGAAACCTCAATGATTGGTTGATTGCGGGCGCAGCCCTGTATCACCAGCGCAGCCGGTTGCTCACACTTTAGCAGCAGCTTTTAAGCGATCGTACAAATCACGATCTGTTTTGAATAGCCGCGATTGTTCTGTGAGGTTAAATGACTCACGAGCAAAGGGATTTTTGATACCAGCAGGGATTTCACCGCCTGTGCTACGACCAATAGGCGCACCGCTGCCTTGTGGCAGACTTTGCTTTGCCCACTCGCTAACTGGTGTGCGCTGATAGCCATCGACGACAACGACAGTGCCATCAGCTTCACGCTCGATTTGATCTGCGTTCAGCTTAGTTTTTAGCACTAAGTCAGGATCGTGAACGATGTCAGCTAAAGCACTGACGGCTGGTGTGAGCAGCTCCAGTTCCCGCACTCGGGATTCCAGTTCTGCAATGCGTTGGTCTTTTTGCGCCGTCGCCTCACGAAACTGCTGCTCCAAAGCCTGCCGGGCTTCAGTGTATTTCCCTTGGGATTCCAATTCTGCCTGTTCGGCGCGTCGCTTGAAATCGAGGAGTTCATTGATGTCAACACCATCGGGCAACGATTCCGCCATCCGCTCGAATTTGCGGAGCTTTCGTTTTTCGTCGGCTAGCTCTTGATTTTTCTTTTCAAGATTGCTGATGCTGCGCTGCAGCGCTTCAACATCAACAGCAGGAGCCGCAGGCTCTACAGCTTGGTTTTCTTCAGACATGGATAACCCGCAGGGTTAAGTGCAACTGAAGGTTATCACCTATTGCTCATCATCGTCATCCGTGCAGGTAATAACCTCGATGCCTTCTGCCAGTCTGCCCATCAGACTGCCTAAAACTTGAGCATCGGGAGGACATGGGAAAACAAACCGCCCCTCAATCATGCCATCGGTGCATTTGAGATAAATGCAGTTGCCTTCCCAGATCCTGCCTTTCATCGCTTCAACGGCGCTTCTTTTAGTTCAGAGCGCAGCTTGAGCACTTTGTTGCCGGTTGATTCAGACTTGATCTCCAGCACAGGATCACCAGGCTGAGCGATGCGAACCACTTGCCCGCCTGATTGCGTGCTGATGGTGGCGCGTTTCTTGGCAACGCCTGTCACAGTGCCGAAGGTGCGAGCGCCTTGGTAAGTCCAAGCGACGCGTGAGCCGATGCCAATTGCCATTTACTTAGCCTTCCGCTTGCGTGATTTTCCGGCTTTTGCGTACGCGATTGCTACCGCTTGCTTTGGTGGTTTTCCTGCTGCCATCTCCGTTTTGATGTTTTGCTGTATCACTTTTTTGCTCTTGCCCTTCTTCAACGGCATAACGCCAGTCCTCAACGGCTGACAGCAGTGTAGATCCATCAGCAGTAGCCCAGCCTTTGTCGGTATAAACCGCTGGCACCCACGCTTCGCCAATCAGGGCTTCGACAGGATCAGAGAAAACAAAATAGATCCCTTCGTTCCTGAAGTGCCTAAGACTCGGGAGTTCCATAGCGGCTGCGAAGTTGGTCCAAGGTTAGTTCAGATCCATCATCGCGCACGAGTTTGGCAACGGCATTTTTAGGACCGTATTTTTCGGCAAGTTTGTTGAAGTACGGCACTTTGCTGGCGCCTAGGGCTTCTACTTGTCTTCTGCGTACATCGGCATCTGTTTCGCCAGGGCGCTTGTTTACCAGCCACTCGCCGTAGCTCATGTTGATCGGCACCTGACCATCTTGGCTAGCGCGTGTTGCCGTTGTAGATGGTGGCAGGATGTCAGGATCAATGATCGGCACAGTCGTTGACCGGCAGTTGAAGTGTTGAGGCGGTGTCGGACCTTTGCCGTATTCAAACTCACGTCCATCTAACGCTGCACAGATTGCGCTGGTTCTGGTGTCTAACGTTGCGACGTAGCGGTACTTTTTGGTGATGTCTTGATTGGCTTCGTAGACCTGTTGGCTGGCAGCGTTAGCAACCTGGTTGATACTGGTACGCACCAGCGCCATAACTTGATTGTCTGGGATCGTGGTCAGCTCACCACCTGCTGCGATTGCTTGTTTGACCGTGCGATTCTCGCCAAACTGCAGCGTGCCAACTAAGCGCTTTGCAATTTGCGGTGTCGTTTCACCAGTCAGCAAGCCATTTCGTACAACCTGTCCAAACCGCTCAGCTTGCGATTCAGCGATGCCGCGAAACGCCTTTTCAACTACCTGACCGTTAGGCAGCGTGATGGTTGCGCCCTTTGCTGCAGTCAAGCTGAATGTTTGCGGTGCGCCTTGAACGGCAGCTGTCAAGTCGTCGCTAAGTGTGACAACGTTGATTTGCGTTGGATCTGTTGTGACGACTGACTGCGCAAACTGCGGGCTGATCTCAACAGTATTAACAGCAGAGCGCATTCCTGGCGGCAAAGCGCGAGCTAGTTGCTGGGCAACAAACTCAGATTGCAACTGTGCCAAACCCTGCAGTTCGTTAGCTGTTAGCTCAGTGCTATCGCCAGCCCATGTGCCAAGGCTTGCTTTTAGCTGAGCAAGAATGGCACGCAGTCTGGCAGCTTTAACAGGTGCAGCAGCTTCGTCAATAACACGCAGTTGGTTGACAGCATCAATGATGATGTCGTTGTATGAGTTGATTAACCTGCGGGCAACGCTGTTGCTGTAGCGGTTGAGATCAATCGCGTTGCGGTATAGAACTGCTGGCGTTGCCATTATTCGATACCTAGATCTTGAGGCTTACAGGCTGTTTGTATGGTGACATCAGCGCCAGACTTTAATGCCTCTTTGATCAGCATGATGACAGCCTCTGGCGTTTCATCAGTGCCATTTTCTACGTTCATCTCTTCTACGGTGTATAACCTGCCGTTGCGATACCAGCTAAGCCTGATGACAGCAAAAATGTGAGGCTTCATTTGCCCTTTAACAGCGACGAGCTGTTGCCTGCGTGGCTTGTTTGCTTCCATCGCTAACCTCCATAGCCAGCTCATCATGC